TTCATCAAGGTCGATGATAGTCAAATCAATGGCCTTGGTCAGCCGCTCGACCTCGGCCTTGAGGCGGGCGTTCTCGGCCTTGAGTTCTTCGATACTCATACGCGGCGGGGGACTTGTGATCCGGCGACCTCGAAGCCGTCGAGCTCGTAGGAGTAGGTGATGCCGACCCAGCCACCGGCGGCGGCGTAAGCCTGGAGCGAGACCTTCACGGCGCCGTCCTCGTGCAGGGCTTCGTGATAGTGGTGCAGGAGTTTCTTCATGCGGCTCGAGGCGATGGCCGACTTGGCGGAGCAGATGTCCCCGGTCATGATGCGCTCGTTGATTTCATAGACCTCGGAGAGCAGGGCGACCATGCCGTCGAGGTGGCGGAAACTACTCATGGGGGTGAGCGTCGGGGGTGATGGCGCCGCGGATGATACGGCTTTCCATGTCGGCGATGACTCGCTCGTTGTGCATGGCGACGGCGTAGGCCCGGTCGTGCTTGGCGATCCAATGCTCGCGGGAGTGGGAGAGGCGGGTGACCTCGGCCTTCAGTTCGCGGTTCTCATCCATGTATCGGCCAAGGATGTTGGCCTGATTGGTGATGGTCGTGGACTGGTTGTCAGCCATCTTGCGGATGGCCACGGCGTTCTTGTGCAGCTGACGGGCGACGCTCCAGGGGAAGAGCCACCAGAGGCGGGGGAGGGAGGCGGGGCGGATGATGGTCATGGGTTGGTAGGGGCGGTGGGAAGGGTCAGGCATGGGAGGAATTAGCAAGGGCCGCGAAAGCGGCGGCGATGCGGGCCTTGCGGCGGAGGTAGTATGCCCGCTTGTTGGCTTTAACCTTCTCGGGGTTGGCGGCCTGCCACTTGCGGACGGAGGCCATGACGCGATCAGGGTTGGCCTTCTGCCAAGCCCGGACCTTGGCTGTCATCTTGACCTTGTTCTTGGCGTAGTAGTCGCGGCAGTACTTGCGGCACTTCTCGGCGTTGTCTTTCTGCCACTTCGACAGGTATGCCTTGTGGCCCTCGGGGTTTGCGGCCACCCGAAGGCGGCGCTTGAACGCGTGGATTTCCTTGTCGGTCATGGCGGTCACTTCTGGCGGCGGTACGGACCGCGCTTGTTGAGGTTGACCCACGTGGTCCCGGTGATGTCGAGCCACTGGCGGAGGGTGCAGACAGTCGTGTCCAGGGCGGCGGCGGCATCGGCCTGCGACTTGCCGGCGGCGTTGAGCGCGGCGATCTGCGGGAGGATGGCCTGTAAGCGTCGGGCGGCGTATTCGGCCATCGGGCGCTTGAGGGGGAGGACGCGACCGGCGAAGGTCAGCGTCTCGACGTAGGGGTGGTTGGCGTTGGGCATGGTGGGAAGATTATTCGGCCTTGGTCCAGCAGAGGATGGTGACCTTGGGGTTGGAGTGGGAGCCCGCGTCGCGGTACTCGACGACGTGATCGTAGCGGGCCACGACTTCGGCCTTGGCCTTGGCGGTGACGTACTTGTTGAAGTCTCCGGCGGTGGGCTCGCTCGCCAGGACGACGAGTTGGCCGCGGACGTGGTCGACGCCGTAGAGGGCGTACGAGCCGAGGCCCTTGACGCAGCCGTCCCGGTCCTTGAGGCTGGCGGCCTCGCGGAAGTTGATGGCCTTGCGCTTGAGGAGTTCGGTCATGGCCCGGTCAGAGACGAGTTCGGCCTTGGTGGTTTTGGTAGTCATGGTGGGCGGGAAGTCTTAGTGCTGGTCGATGATGGTCAGGAGGTCGGGGCCTTCGGCGAAGAAGACGATGACCGTGGCGATCAGGGCGGCGAGGAGGAGGAGCTTGATGAGGTTCATAGGTTTGGTGGAACGGAAAGCACCTTGCCCGACTGTTCCACATTCGTCAAGCACCTTTCCGCAAATACCCTGTGACCCCACTCAAGGGGTCAGGGCAATTCGTGTCCCTCAGGTCATCGAGGCCCGCCATGATCTGCGTACCCCTACCCGACTGAGTTCAGTTTGCCCCTAGGGTCGCCTCCGTCAAGGGGCAATAGACCCCTCTGGCTTGCCCTAGGAGACGCTTTGACGGCGGGAGCGTAAGAAGACCGCCACCCCTACCCCAAGACACCCCACGGCCAAGGCCCAACCAAGGTCACGGACGGACTTCAGGGCTAGGGTCGCCGTGCTCATGTTGCGCTCGAGGTCGGCAGAGTCGGACTTCAGGCCCGCGTCCGTCACGATCATGACCAGGGCGTCAGTCGATTGCAGCTGGTCGAGGACGTAGCCGGCGATGTAGGCCGACGACAGGGCCGAGACTCCCGCGAAGCCGGTGAGCAGCGTGACCGCGAGCAAAAGGTTAGCGCTTCCGCTTTCCTGCTTTGCTGGATTTGCTTTTACCATTGGGTTTTACTTTGCCGGCGATTGCTCCGACTTCCTTTTCGGCGCGAGCCTTGAATGCCTTGAGCAAATAATCTAAGGCCTCGGGCGCGCAGTAACCGATTGCACCGATGGCGCCCATCCGCAGACCAGGGCTTTGGATATGTTCGGCGATGGCGTAGCCGGCGAGGCACGATGTAATCCCCGCGGCGAGCACGCGCCTGATCACCCAGCCAGGGGAGACGGGGGTCGTACTCATCAGGAGGCGTGCGCACATTGCTAGGCCCCCTAGGGTCGCGGCCACAAGCCCGTCTTTCACTTGAGAGGGAATGGCCTCGGGGTCGATGGGCGGAGGGGGAGGGCTCACGAGATGCGGGGCGGCTTAGAGTTGGGCGAGATGAGGACGCGGCGGTAGTCCTGAGCCCAGAGCAGGGCGGCGAGGTCTTTGCCAGCGCGGTCAACTTGGGGCTCACTGAGTTCGGGGAAGGTCAGGTGAATCTGCTCGTGGCAGAGGACTTCGAGCTGACGCTTCGCACCGAGACGCGGGTCAATCTCGATGAGGTTCTCACCGATGGTGGCCTGACCCCAAGCGCGCTCCTTGCCGAGTTTGCGCCAGATGACCTTGGCTCCCTTATTCTTGCGGCGGGACATCGGTGGGAGAGGGCTTGTTCACCGAGTCGCGAACCTTGTCGGCCAGCCACCAGAGGCCGAGGCCGCAGGAGATGACGATGGTCGCACCGGCGGCATATTCGAACCAGGGCGAGTCGATGATGAAGGGGACGGAACCGCAGAAGGCTCCGCAGAGGAGCAGTGGCAGACCGATGCGCGGGCCCATGAAGGCGGTGGTCAGCGCACCGATGACGGCGAGACCGGCCCCGACGAGCGTCCATGTCTGGGCGGAGGCGTCCTTCTTCACGCGCTCGACCTCCTTCGTCAGCTCGACGATGCGGGCGTCCTTCAGCTGCGAGACGCGGGCGGCTTCCTTCTGGTCGGCCTCGAGTTTCTCCCAAGCCTTATTGACGGCGGTGGCGAGTTTGCGTCCGAACTCCATCTGCTTGGCGTAGTCGATGGGGTCGGCCTTGGTAGCCCGGGCCACGGCGAAGGCCACGTCCGCCTCGGGGGGCGGGGGCAGATAGGACTGGGCGAGGCGAGACTCCGCGACGACGACCTTGGGCTTGTCGGCGTTCTTCTCGATGGCCACGAGGGCAGCGCCTACGCGGTGATCCGTCTTGTCGAGGTCTTTGCCTAGGGTCTGGACGGCGTCAGGCTTCGTCGGTGCCGGAGGCTGGACAGGCAGGGGAGCGTCGGCGGGCTTAGACTTGCACCCAGCCAGGGCCACGAGGGCGATGACTAGGAGCAAGCGCACGGCCTTACTTGCCCTTGAGGGCGTCGAGGATGGACTTGCCCTTCTGCTCGAGGTCAGCGGCCTTAGCGGCGTGCTTGCGGAAGACGAGGGCACCGGTCACAAGACCAGCGAGGAACGAGAGGATGGCGATAATCATGGTTAGGAAAGAAGTTCGACGCGGACGAGAGGGCTGAGGTCGGCGGGGGTCTGCGGGGTGTCGAAGGTAAACGTGCCGACCTGACCTCCATAGGTTTCCTCGACAGGCTGGGCGTCAGAGAAGACAAGGCCACGCAGGTCTTGCCAGCTGTTTACGGCAACTCCGATGACGGTGACTTGATAGGTGTAGTTCATGGGCTAATCACGATGTATCGACCACGGCTATGGGCAGTATCGTTAAAGGCAGAAGCAAGGGCGGCGGCGGCCTGCATTTCTTCCTGCCAGATTGTCGGAATAAGACTCACCGATCCAGTAGGGCCGGCGCTAGAAGTAGCAACAGATGTACCGTTGACGTATAGGGTCACATTGCCAGAGCCGTCAGACTCAACATCCCAGTCAAAGGAGATGTTTGCCGTAACGGCGTAAGAGGAAGTCACGCTGGTCAGGGTAGTTCCGTTGTGCACTTGAAGAAGCAGGAAACGTGACCCAGCCCCTCCAATCATTTTCCAGCCGAATCCACGTCGTACAAGATCGCCGACGCCGTCGGCTTCAGCCTTGCCGTGATACCACGCCCATGTGAAGTTAGCGTCGGTGATGATTTCGCAGCGAGAACGGCCGGAAAAAATCTTTCGCAACGAATAGTTGCTGTGTTGTTTTGGGTTTGTTTTTACTTCCTGATTGTCTGTCTGGTCGACTTGGCTAAAGCCAAAAATTCGTCCTCGAGATGAGCAAGCACCGGCATTACCTGGACGCGTCGTCGTTCCAATGCTTCCACTATTAATATAAGTAATCGTTCCGACATTGGTAAATGTGAACTGTTGTCGGTTGACGTAGACCACATCCTGCGACAGCATCGCCCAGATAAGTTGACGCGGATTGATTGCCGTCGTCGTGCTGGTGAATCCACGAGCCTGAGCCGCCGTCGCGAACGCAGGAACCGCCGCCGTGACGAAAGCCGTAGTCGCCAGCGCCGTGGTGTTGTTGCCCGGAGACTGCGTCGTGGCGATCGTGCCAGTCGGTAGCGTCGGCGTGCCGGTGAAAGTCGGGCTTGCGAGGTCGGCCTTGTTCGCGGCGCTGGCGATCGTGAAGTAAGTGGAGCTGGCCGTGGCCGTGGTCAGGTAGTTCGAGGCCGTCTCGACCGCCATCGTGCCGAGGCCGAGGTTCGTGCGAGCCGTGCCGGTGTTCGCCAGCCCGCTCAGGTTGTCGGCCTTGAGCAGGAAGCCAGAGGGGCCGGGGTAGGCCACCGTCTGCTGGGTACCGCCGGGGAACTGAAGGTAGGTATCGTTAAAGAACCATCGAGTTGACCCGCCGACGACCATCGAAATCTGACCAGCACCAGCCCTGAGATGGATGTAGTTATTCGCGTCTTGATTGACGTTTACGGTGGCAGTGTTGATTCCGCTAGGCTCGACAGTCAAGATGCCATCGACCGAAGGCTCGAGGATCGTCGCGTAGGTTGTAGCCGCGGTCGCCGAGGTCAGGTAGGGCGAGAGGGCCGTAGTGACCTGAGCGGCAGTCTGGTAGCCAGCCGGGTTGGTCTGGAGGTAATAGGTGCTCGCCGCGTCAGCCGAGGTCAGCAGGCCGAGCGCGCTGTAGGTCTTGTTCTTCCAGAGGTCGGTCGAGGACTCGTAAGCCAGGAGGTTGTTGTTGGCCAGCGTGCCGATGGCCACGTCGTGCAGCTCGTTCAGCTCGTAGCCGTTCTGGACTGCGACGAGGATGACGCCAAGGGTCGGGTGCGAACGGATAACGATGCCGACGTAGACGAGGTGCTGGGGGGCGGACGGCTTGGTCGTCGTCCAAGTGCCGGCCGTGGTCGGGGAGAGATACAACTGCACGCCTTCGGTCAGCGCCGAAGTGTCGATGTTCTCCAGTTCCCCGCGCACGATGACGTAGCCCGTGCCGTTGTTGGCGATGGCCGTCTTGACGAAGCCGATGGTCTGGGCGGAGTTCGCGTCGTTGTTAGCCTGGGCCAGCGTGATCAGGGGCTTGTTGCCCGTGGCGCCGGAGATGTAGACGATGGAGCCAGCCGCGATCGTCGAGCCGGACTGGTTGCGGACTTCGACCTCTAGGTCGCGGGCGACTGCCGTGCCACCAGCGAGGGCGGACTGGACGAAGGCGGTCGTCGCGAGGGAGGTATCGTTGTCGCCGAAGGTCGCCGTCGGGGCGGTCGGGTTGCCCGTGAAGGCGGGGGAGGCGAGCGGGGCGTAGGCCGACAGGTCAATCGTCAGGTTCCCCGAAGTGACCGACAGGGGCGACGAGACGCTGGTGATGTAGTCGGGGGTGGTCGTTACCACATCCCAAGCGCCGTTCTTTCGGGCATACTGCGATCCGTCCGAGGGGGCGTCGTTGACCACAGCCAGGGAGCCGAGGCCGAGGTTCGTCCGAGCCGTGCCGGTGTTCGCCAGCCCTGCCAGATTCCCGGCCTTTGCCAGATAGTCCGACATACCCGAGAGGGTCTGGTAAGTAGACGCGGCGGCAGAGGTCGTCAGATACGAGCTCATTCCCGAAAGCGTCTGGTAGGTCGAGGCCGCCGTGGCGCTGGTCAGGTAAGGGGTCAGCGCCGAAGCCGTCAGAAACGAAGAAGGGTTACCCGTCAGGGGATAGAAGCCAGCGGTCACCCAAGACTCGGTTGCCAAGCCCGTCAGGTTGACCGTCACCCAGTCGGTCGCGTAATCGACGCCCGAGGTCTTCTGGAGATACTGTCCAGCCGTGCCGCCGGCAGGAACGCCAGGGCCAGCAGGGCCGGGGACGCCGACCGAACCCGTCAGGGTGCCAGGGACGATGCCCGAGATGGTGCCCGAGATGGTAGACTGGTCAGCGGAGAATACCCCCGAGATGGTCCCGAAGGTCGAAGCCGTCGAGGTGATCGTCGCGTCGGGCATGGCTTAGACGGTGACGGAGTCGATGACGTTGACGCGGAATAGTTCGGTGCGCGAGATGGTCGAGCCCGGGAAGACGAACTTGATGTCCCACTTGCCGAGGCCGATCGCCCAGTCAGCGGTCGAGCCCGGGTAGGTCACCGTGAAGGACAGGCCGTCTCCGGCCTTGGTCACCGTCATCGCGTAGACGTTGTTCTGGCGGTCTTCGAGGGACGAGCTGATGGTCGTCGTCAGGAGGTTGGCCGGACCCGTCGCCCCGGGCGTCCAGGTAAAGGTGCAGGCGAAGGTGTTACCCTGCGAGACGGTTACTTGATTAGTGCAGCTCATCGGGTCTTAACCTTGCCCCGATTGGAAGGGGGGGTCAGAGGTCGAAGGAAATGACGCTACTGGAAGGCGTGATGGTCTGGAAAGACCCCATCACCCCATTAAGGGCGACGTAATCCATCGCGTATGTGGACGCATCAATTTGGACGTTCCTGCCGACCCAGTAGGCTTGAACCTCTACGTCGTCCAAGAGGTTCGGGGCGTATACCTCATTGGGATTAGGTTCGTATGCTCCGACATAGAATTGCGATGAAATAGGGAAGACGCTGGTCGGGAAGGCAAATGGGCCGTACCATCCCGTTCCGGTAGTACCGCCAGGAGTTACCCAGCCTTCAAGATAGAAATGATAAGCACACCGGAAAAAGGTGTTGGCCTGCGTCATCCAGGCATCGCTTGCTCCTGAAAAATTATGATCACCAGCACTATTGCCGACAGCCCCCAAGTATCCGTTGAATATAGGCGTGCGGCATTTGCTCCACGTGGAGAATTCATCAGACCCTCCAATCACGAATCCCATCAGATGCGGGCGTAGTAGTAGCGGGCCGTCATCCCGTTAATCTTGATGCGGTCAGCCCAGAGGGAGCCGCTGACGTTCTGGTTCACCGTGAAGGTCGTCGGGGTCGTGATGCTATCGACGGTGATCGTGCCGATGACGAGGAAGCCCCAGACGTTGTCGTCGGGGGTCGTCGGGGCAACGTTGCCGCCGATGATGACCGGGTACTGATTGCTCGTCACCAGAGGGTCAGGGTAAGCGTAAGGGCTAGCAATTTCAGCACCTGCCCGGAGCGTGATGTAAGAGGTCTTGGTCGTGGCGTCGTAATTCGACGAAGCCAGTTCCCCGGTCGGAGGGTTAGCCACCCCCGCCGTGACGCGGTCTAACTTGACCTCGGTGCCGCTGACGTAGTCGTCAATCTTAGGGACTAAGTTATTGATGGTGCCAGACTGGACCTGATAGGTGACGGTCGTAGAGCCGCCCGAAGTCCGCAGGGCGACGTTGATGATTTTGAAAGAGTGGCCTGAGACCACGCCGTCGTCCGGGAAAGGATTCCCGATGTCCAGCGACATCCCGTACCCGCTTGACGTGAAGCCGTATCCTGCGCCAGGTTGTAAGTTCATGTAGCGCGCGTGTAGACTTCGGCCGGGTAGCCTTCGCGGTTGAACCGAATCTCGTAGTTAATCTTCACGATCTTCGGGTCAGAGCCGGACGGGACGCAATAGTCCTCAAAGGAAGCCTGCGAAAGCAGGATGGTGTCGCGGGTCGCTCCCTTGATGCTGGCAGTCCAGGTCGTGCCGATGTGATCTGGCAGCAGCTTGATGCCGTCGAAGGAATTAGTCTGGGAAGTCTTGCCTACCGCATTGCGAATCTTGGTCACGTCAGACATTACCTTGGTGTAGATTACTCCCGAGAAAGACGTAATCGGCGATAGGTAGTGCGTCTTTCCGTAGAAGTACTGCTTCGCCGCGGTGCTGGAATCCTTGAACCCCACAAAGCCGCCGGCGTTGGTGGTCGTGCCTTTGAAGTGGGCTCCGAAGTCGCCACCGACCTTTTCTCCTGGCACGATGGTAGACTCGGTGAAAGTCGTGCCGTTGCCGGCGATGCTTCCAGATGCGGCAAAGAAGTTGGGGTGCGTAGTGATGTGCTCCGATGTCAGGCCGTGCGATGCCGTCACGTTTGGGCGGGTGCAATTACCGACCCCAGACTGGATGCCGACGTACTCGGCCTCTATGGTGTCGACATCAAGCGCGCCTTTGGACAGGGTGAACTTGTGGACAAAAAAGTCGGAGTAATCAGGGTGAACCTGCCCGGTCGTAACGGCGGTTCCGCCTACCGTCTTGTCGACGATGTAAGTCGCGCGGGCGGTCATCAGGCCGTAGCCGTCGTTCGTGTACGATCCGCCCGGCTGGACGAACTTGGTGGTAAGGGCATTGCCTGCTTTGACGAGAGCCATGGTTATTTATTCTTGGTGAGAAGGGCGGCGCGGGACGGCGAGGCGTTGGCCGGGGTGTGGGGCGTGGCGCCTGACGCGGTGACGTCACGGGCGGGGCCTTGCATTCCGTTGGAGGCGATGACCTGAAGCACGGCCAATTGTTCTCGGGCGACGAGCTGCTGCTCTTGAAGGGCGGTGACTACCGGGTTGGCGCCGACGCCGATCACGTTGCCGGAGACTGAGCCAGGTATGGTCATCTGGGGGGCTTCTTTCTTAGTGGCGGCGGCCTTGGCGTCAGCCTCTTCCTTTTTGATTCGTTCGGCTGCCTCTTTCTGCTTTCGCTGAGTCTCCTCCCATTTGGTCATTGGATCTTCAGCTGCGCTCTGGGCGATAAGTTTCTGGACCTCATCTTGGATGGCCTTCTGACGTGAAAGGTTATTTGCAGAGCTGAAGGAGGCGGCACCGCTCATGCCCGGAGGAAGCGCCACCTTGAAACGGTCAACGATTTCTTTGCCTCGTGGGTCGTTTTGAAGGAAAGACAATGTGACATCCTCGCGGGCCGTCTGGGCCTCTTCTGCGGTCTGCTTGGTCTTCTTATCGCGTTCATTTTTTCTGGCCCAGTACCTATCCTCGGCAGACATAAGGGCGTTTGTGCCGTCGATGGCCGCTTGGGCCGCGTCTTCATGGCGTTTCTGATTGTCTGCAATCAGCTTTGAAACCAAGGACAAAGCCCCTTGAAGAAGAATCATCGGGGCCGTGAAGCCGAGGAAGATGTCTTTAAACGCCGTGCTGAACTTTTTCTGGATATCCTCGACTTGTCTGGAGAAGGACACGGTGGCCTGCTTGGCCTTGTCCATGGCCTGCGGGACGTCGGAGGTGGTCTTGATGTTGACTGTCAGGTCTTGGGCCATGTCAGGGGGTGCTTTCCTTTGCCGGATTGGAAGCAGCCGCGGCGGCCTCACGGGCTAGTTCTTCGGCCATGAAGGCTTCCTCCTCGGGCGACATGATCGCCACGTCCGCACCCTTACGGATAGCCAGGGCGGAGTTGAGCCAGATGGCCTGACACTCGGGCATTTCCCACGCCCGCTGCTCGGGGATGCCTTGCGAGATGAGGTTGGCGACGATGGACAGCGGCCAAGGCACCCCCTTGTCGCCGCCCCCTGACTTGGTCTTGGTCTGCTCCCAGAACTTTGGCCAGTCTTGGACGAGAATATAACCAGCGAAGGCTTCCAGCAGGCGCTCAAACCGTGCTGGGTTTCGGTTTAAGACCATGATGTTTAACTTATCGCGCCAGCCCACGTCCCCTAGCTGCTCTTCGGCGCACACTTGGCAGGCGAAGATAAGGTCGGCGGGGGTGACACCGCGGGAGCCGGTGACCAGCGGGGAGTCAAAGGCCATTAGGCGTACGCGGTACTTGAGGCACCAAGGGTAAAGAGTTCGACCCAGAATCCTGAAAGGAGCCGGGTCGACGTAGGCGTTAAGGAAGCGACGATCCACTATCCTCTAGACTGCCCCCTTTTCGGGGGTGTCAATTACGCGTAGGAGATGCCTTCGAAATCGACAGCAGTCACTGAGACGCTGGTGAAACCCTGGCTAGAGCCCTTATCGTCTACCTTTGTGATCACACCAGTGAAGCTAGCCGAAGCCGAGCCGGAAGGATAGGCCGACGCGGTGTTGACCGTAAATGTGAGCGTGGCCCCGAGGGTAGGGATAGACGAGGTCTTGGCGATGCCGTCGATGGTGATCTCGGACTTGCGGTCGTCGAGGCGGTGCGTGACCGTCAGACCGGCTTCGCTGATGACCGTGGCCTCGTTATTAAACGAGGACGAGAGGCTGTAGCTCTGGACGAAGAGGTTCGTGACAGTACCCGCGACTCCGTAGATGCAGGTGGTTCCGTTTGAGATGGCGGCCATTTGTAATTGCAGGCTTTGGAATTGGCTTAGGCAGGCAGGACCACGAGCACGTCAAACGAGAAGGAAGTCGCCCAGGAGCGCTCGTCGATGCCCTCGTCTTCGGACTGCATGGTGACGTCATAGCAGGCCGCGTCGGTCGAGGCCACGAAGGCCGCCTTGATGCTGGTCAGGTCACGCATATTGCCGGACAGGGCGGCGCAGCGGGCACGGTGATCGGCGAGGGTCGTGTCGTCGGCGTTCGAGAAGAGGGTGATACGGACCGAGCAGCTGAAGTTACCTTCGCCCTCGGGTAGGTCGGCAGGGGAGCGGGCGGACTCGCAGAGGACCACGGCCTTTGGCAGGGTCTGGGTCGCGGCGCTGTCCCCGGTCAGGAACGTGACGGTGGTCAGCCCGGTCTGGGTGGATAGGTAGGTGGCGAGGGTGGCCTCTACGATGTGGCGGATGGATTTGGTTCCCATAAGTGGTTAGCGGCGGTTGGCGCGCTGGATGGTGCTGTTCATGTGCTTCTCGAAGCGGGCCTTCATCTGCTTGACGCGGTTGGCGTAGACGAGGCCGAGAACGTCCGCATCGGTAGCGATGCCGTTAACGTTGCCTTGCGTATTGGTCACGCTCAGCTCGACGACCTTCTCGGTGGCCGTCAGGGTGTTCGTCCCGCGCACCTGGTTGTGCCGGTTAATCCAAGCCACCTTGAGCAGCTGGACGCCAAAGTCCTTGGGGACGCCGTTGATGACGGGCTTAGGCAGGGAGCGCAGGGCCGAGGCCCAGCCCGCCTTGATCATACCGACCATGGCTTGGCGGTCGCGGATATATTGGTCGAGTTCTGACTTGGTCTCGACGAGCATCTTGAGTTTGACCGGGCGGACGGACTTGCCGATGCGGCCTCCAAACTTGCCCTTGATGCGGTTATGCGGAGGACGCAGCTCCTGGACGAACCCTTGGCCGTAGTCGGTCATCACAGGGTTGGTCGTGTTAAAGTAGTTCTTAGCCTTCTTGAACGCCCGGTCATAGTCGCGGTCGTTCGCAATCTTGCGCATGATGGGCGGGAGGTTCTTCAGAGCCTGGAGTGAGCCCTTGCCGATGACCTTGTTGAACAGGCCGATGTCGTTGGTCTTGGTGGCGTAGGCCAGCTGATTGGTCAGGAGGGCGGCAGCGGAGTTGGAGTTACGGTCGTTAGCCGCGACGAACATCTTCTTGATGTCCCCGGCCACGGCGTTGTCGCCCGCCACTTGGGCCGCCTTGGACAGGCCACGGCCTCCGCCCTTCGGCAGCGGAGGGGTGAAGGTCGCCGCGTCTTGGCAGGCAAGGGCGGCTTGTTCCAGCGCCGCGTCCCGCATAGTCTGCCCGGTGTTGGCCGCGAACTGACGCAGGGCCGCGATGAACTCAGCCTGAGACTTCGGACTGATGCTGACCGACACCACGGCGGGTTACTGGTTATCGTCGATGACGACGAGCGTGATCCATGCCGACCCGGGCTTGTAGGTCTGGCTGGTAATGCGGACGGTCTTCCCGCCGGCCACGATCTTCTTCCCCTGGGCAAGGCTGGCGATGGGTGCCCCCGCCGACAGTAGGGCCGCCGATGCCCCCATAGACCCGTCTGGCTGGCTCCAGGAGGCCGTTACAGCGGGGAGCCTGACCGAGTACTGGGTCCGCTCCATATACCCCCCTGCTTCGAGCACGGTCGAGACGGCGGGGTCGGAGATGAGGCAGGAGAAGGTGATGGCCCCAGAGTTGGCCGACCCGGCCACGCCGAAGTCCGCGATCATTTCCTTCGCATCGTTGGTCAGCTCGGTTCCGTAGAGGCTCATCCTATACTTGCCCGGATTGGTAGGGGGCACAAAAAAGGCCCCCATTTCTGGGAGCCTCGTTTGAACCTTGGACCGCTATTAGGCGGCGGTCTTGAGGCGGTGGAGGGAGGTCGCGCGACCGACAGCGGCACCGAAGAGCAGCGTGGCGGTGACGTTGTAGTAGCCGGACTGTTCCTGGCCCATGAGGACCTGGACGCCGAGGCCGGTGTCGGCGTCGACAGCGTTGGCGACTTCGAAGCCCGGGATTTCGGACATCGGGAGGGCCGAGGCGACGGCGATGGCGTCAGCGCCGCAGGCGAAGCCAGCGAGGTTTTCGCTGTTCGTCGGGAGGCTGTTCCACTGGTAGACAGCGGCACCGGCGAGGGTACCGATCTGGCCGGAGGTCAGGATGCCGGCACCGAGGACGGAGTTGCCGATGATGGTGGCGTCACCGAGGAGGCCGTTGGCGTAGGTGCTGTTCAGGATGAACGCGCGGGGCTCAGCGGCCTTGGCGGCGTCGAGCACGCCCTTGGCGGTCACGACTTCAGCGTAGGTCAG